AAGCGGCGCCAGAACCACCAGAATAAATACTACCAGCTTGTCCATCTTCAAATAAAGAAAACCAAGTAGAGCCAGTTACAGTATCAATTATATCTTTGTTAGCACCACTTGAAGCGGCGTTATACATATAACCACCGACAAGAATATTGCTACAAGCAGTTGTAAAAAATTCGACTACTGAAGTAGATGCTTTGCCATTAAAATTAACTTCGATATTTCCATTATCACAACCAACTAAACGCACAGCATTAACGCAATGCGAGCCACCAGTTTGACCTAGATATTTTAATCTTAGCGCAAAATTATCAGCTGCAGCAGTTGTTAAAACAGCCCTTACAGCTTCTACATTGGAAGCGCTATCTTGCCATTCTATACCTAAAGAACATCCAGCCGCAGAAACTACGAACGGGCTTACAATTTGATCGATTCCTGATACGCCAATTACTCCACTAATATTAACATTGGCTGCGCTAATTGTAACTGTCGCAGCAGTTGAAGTTGAAAAAGTTAATGTTGGGCGATTCGCGCCTTGACCAAGGCCGATAAGAGTTACACCAGCAACGTTAAAATCAATGCCAGCTGCGGCAATAATTGTTTCAGCATATCCCGCTCTAACATAAATAATATTGTTGTTGTTTGCTGAACATTGACTAATAGCAAATTTAATAGTTGAAAAAGGTTGATGATATGTGCCTTTATTACCATTAGATGCAGTCTTTTCATTGAATTCTAAAACTGGGTTATTTCCTACCCAAAATATATTACTTCCAGCAGTTGCTTGCTTTTGAACGTTTTGAATTAAAACACCCTGATCGAAGCCAAGGGGAAAATTTGAGAATATTCTGTTATTGTTATTTGTAGCCATAAAAATTCCTAAAAACTGTTAAAAAAACACAAGTGGGGAAATTAATCCCCACTAGGATTAAAAATTAGAAGTTGCCATTAGCAAGGGCAGCTAACCATTGTTCCCAGCCGAAGCTGTCTCTAAATATGATTTTGACTTTGTCAACTTCAATATCAAAAGCATTGTCTTGAGATAAGGTTGGATTCATTCTATCATAATGAACCATCCCTTCATCGCAGTTAGTTCTGATAAAGAAGCGATTGTCGCTATCAAAATATTTATTAACTTTGATACCTTTAGGGAATTTGGCTAATGAACGAATTGCGTTAATATCGTTATTAGCAGTGCCTGATTGAGCAACGGAATTTAAAATCCTTTCCGCTTCAAATTGTTGAGCAACCGCGATATGCAATGATTCAGTAAAGAGATCAGTTGGATTACCTTCAAAATCTTTGAAATTATTCGCCAAGTTGCACATATCTTCCAATGAAGCTTCAGATAATGAAGATTGATTAGGTAATACGTTTGCTTGATTTCCAGTTGCGGTTGGATGCACTAAAGAAAATAAAGGCTGACCATCTCCACCAGTATAACCAGAATCAAAACCTCTGTTATAAACGTTTGCACCACGATATTCTTGATTTCTACGAGCAGCTTTCATTAGCTGTTTTGTATAGCGCTGAGTTAACTGAATACTTTGCTGATCTTGTTTTGCTTCCATGGTTATTTCATAACCTAAAGCAAAAGTTTGATGGTTAAAGAATGTTGAATATCTTTGTGTTGCACCCACATATTGAGTTGCTTGACCTTGCGGCTTTGCTACTGCAACTGTGAAGTTACTCACTAAATTACTCATCTCGAAAGATTTATCTGATGTTTTTGAATCAAACAAATCTAGGAATTGAAGAGGCGGCATTTTAAAATCGCCGACTGCTATAGTTACTAAATTTTTAATTGAATAACTCGGAAAACTTCCGAGTGTTATTGGACCACCCATTGCTGACATATATTTTTCCTATAAATTAATTAATTAAACTCCGGCAGTTACGTTGCCGAATAAATGATTGTTGATTCTGACTACATACTCTGCATTCACTAAACCGATGACGTTGTTTGGCCTGTTATTGAGACGCAAAAGCTTCACCTGGAAAGTTGAAGTAGTATTCGGAGAAGCACTGGTAAGGGTTGTTGAATCTTGACCGGTAAATGTATTGATAGTCCCAATCGTTAGATTTAAGTTCTGACCAATATTAGTAACCGCTAAAGCATTAGCTCCATCATCAAGGATAATAAATTCTTGATCTGGACTATCGGCAACAAATACCACGGCTTCAGTGTTCGCAGGAACATAAGAAGCAGAGACAGAAGCACCAGATGCAGAAGGAATTAATTGATTTGTAGGATTAAAATTGATTCCAACAATTGAGCCTAAAAGTTTGTTTGTATCACCACCAGTTGCCAATTGAATACCTGGCAAAGTTCCGGCTGGCCATTCTTGACCACCAGAAACGATATTGTTAGAGTTGGCAGTGCCTGATAAAGTAACGGGTGTGCCAATTGCTAAAGCTGCTTGAGCATTAGAAACATAATAGGGAGTGATTTTTGTCGGCCCCAGAGCTGAATTATATACAGCTTGCAAGCCATTTGCAGAATTTGAGTTAGCCATTTTTTATTTTAAAAGAGTTAAAAAGACCTCTTAGAAGAGGATTCCAATAATCATTAACTCAGGTAAAATTTGACTAACTCAGGTAGGTAATTTTGTATTTATCTCATTGCGTTATTATAAGCGGCAGCCATTGCTGGATCCATACCGCCAGAATTTTTACTATAAGTAGGAGCCTTATGTTCTTTACCTAAATAAAAATCTTTTCCTGATCCCGCTGCAGGATTAAAAATAATTTCATTTTCTTTATCAGCATTAGCTTTTACTTTTCTTGCTGTTATCTCATCATATCTTGATTTTGGCATTTGCATTGCGCGATGCCAAAGGGCCTTCCCCTCTTTATCAGCGCCAGCATAACGCGGTGTTGCCTGTTCAAGTCCAGGTGTTTTTGGATCAACGAAATCCCATCCTTCTCTAATAAGATTTTGAATTTCATTTCCACGAGTAAGTGGCCAGATTATCTCGAAACCATCTCTGTGTAATGCAGGAAGTTTCAAAGCTCTTTGACCCATATAATCGGTTTCACCTTTGGGCTTTAAATATTTCTCTCCTGTAATAGGGTCGATAGTATATAAATTATCGTCGGGTGAAGTTTGTTCTTTATTGGATAACTCAGGGGCGCTTTTATCAGTAAAAGCTTTTTCGGCGGGTAACTCAGATAGATAACCCCCTATATTTGTTGATTCATCTTTATTGTCAAGAGAATTTTCGTTTATTTGTGAATTTTTTGCTTTGGGCATTTTTTACTCCTTTGTTTTTAAAATTTTATATTCTTTATACAATTCAAGATAGGCCTCTGCTAATTCATAAGCTATTCCTGAACAACTAAATTGAATTGGGCCAACTTTTAAACCATCCATTGATTCCTCAAAATCACCATCATATTCTTCCAAATTAGACTCAATGAGATTTGCCAATTCTTCGTGATTAATTTTTTCTGACATTTTTTACTCCTTGTTATTAATTGATTTTATTGGAATGGCAATATTGGGTCTGGAAGTATCGCGAGTAAATACTTTGTCAGGCTTAAATGTTCCATTTTTTCTCATTTCTTTATGTTTTTCAATTTCCTCTTTCGATAAAAATATTTGGGAAGCTGTTATAATTTTGGTCATTATCTTTGTCTTTTGGATTTTTGGTGATCGTTGTAACCCTTTACAAAATCTGCTTTGGTAGTCATTTTAAGTCTAATCATCTCTTCAGCTCTCCCTCTTTCATCTGCTGGTAATTCATCAAAGCTAATTTCAGAATTGCTACCCATTGTCAATCTGCCACTATTTCTGGCTGATTCAACTGCAGGAGCGGGTGAATTGGTAGATTTAGAAAATTTATCGGCAAATTCAACTTTCATTTCATCTTCAACCATCTGCAAATTTTGGCTAAGAGTTGCATTCGGAAATTCACTCATTAATTCACCGCTTCTTTGTCTAGCATAAGCAGTCATAACTTTATCCTGTCCAAACCAAGGATTATTTGCTTCAAATAATAAAACCTCAGGGGCTTTTATAATAGGGCGTGGGGCTTGCTGCGGTTCAAACTCTTTAAGGATTTTTTCTTCCGATTCTACTTGTGCCTTTCGTTTTTCAGCCGCAACAAACTTCTCTCTATCGCCATTATCAAACGCTTCTTGCATTTCTTGATCTATGCTGGATTTATCTTTCTTAAGTTCTCTTTCTGCCTGCAAGCGTTGTAACTTAGACATATTAGCGATTTGCGTTTCTAATCTTGCGATTTTTTCATCAGCTTCTAGTTTTTCTTTAGTAGAATGTTTCAATCTCTCATTAAGAACTGGGAGTTTTTCTCTTGTTTCTTGGGCAAATTCTTTCCAGTCTTTAAATTTTTTTGGATTCCCATCTCTATCTTTTTGGCCTTTAAGAAAGTGTTCCGGCTTCCAACCTTGAGTATCAGCCACTTCTTTAGCGCCTTCTTCAAGACTAGCATATTCTTCTCTCCAAAGTCTTGCCGCTTCTGGTCTAGGAATGTCTTTGGTAGTAAATTTACCTGCCCTCAAATTCTCCAAATTAATTTCCGGAGCTTCTCTTGGTTCAACTTGATTACTTGTTTCTTGTGTTGCTTCTTCTTGCATATTTTATTTCTTTTTTGTTTTAGTTTTTTTAGTTAATGATTCGCGCTGAGGAATATAATAATGTTGCATTTCTTTGTCTTCTAAAGTTCGATAAAACATCTCACCTTCGCAAGTATGTTGCCCGGACCAAGTCTTAAATGCCACTCTATCACCCACTCTCGGCATTTCTTCAGGAGAAAATTCTTCATCTTTAAAAGCTTTCTGTGCCATAGCAATAATTATTCCTTCACTGGATACTCTAGCTTTTTCTTCTCTCATTTTATCATCGATCCCAATAGGATCAGTTTCTTTATGAACCCACATATTATTTTTATTTTTAACATTGGGAAGCTCATCAAGAAAAACGATAAATTTACGACCGATTGGTTGTCTATTGCTATGGTTAATGGATGACATGTTTAAGTTATTTAATTATTTTTGCCATTTAATCGTAAAAATTATTCTCAGAGTTAATAAAATCAACTTTATCTTCCAGCCTATTGGTTCTAATTGAGTCATTGAAAAAAATGTGGTGCTTCAAATAGTTTACAATATCGGCACATCTAGAAACCATTTGCATATAACTCATCATTTCTCCAGAAGTCATTCCTTCTTCATCTGAATCAGTCATTTTTTCAAGGCATTTTTTTACTCTAAGGCGATAACATCTTTCAGACGCTTCTATGATTGCCTTGGAAACGGGATGATCTTGCCATTCTTTAAGTTCTTCGGGAGTTATTTTTGCCATCTCTATTCCTCATCTTTAGAATAAGTATACTCAATCATATCACCAATTTTATCTGCAATCTCTGGTCGATCTTTTTCCTCTAGCTCTTGTGCCTTTATTTCTTCTATTACTTGATTTTTTACTTCCCCAAGAGTATCCAAGATACAATCTAAACCTTTGCATACTTCAAAAAGCGCTGCAGCATTCTCGTCTTTTGCGACTTTGTGAGAATTATTATAAACTCTATTGATGCCATCTTGTTTTAACTCATCTCTGTTCTTGATAATCCATTGCTGAAAGAATTGGGTGCATGGATCGTTTAGCCACGCTTTAAAATCTTCGGCGTTAATCATATTATTCAGTTTCAATATTGTTATTAATCTTAAAAATTCTATTTACATCTTCCATCATTCTATAAAAATCAGATCGACAAATTTTAATATCATCCAGCCAACCATCACTGTCATAGCACAAATCTACTTTTTTATTCTTTCCTAAATATAAAGTTATCCATTGAGTAACAAAAATAGAGTCTTGAGCGAGCTGTGAGTGAGAAATAAAAGTAATAATTTTAGGATCAACATAAGATTTATCTATGTCATTAAGCTGTATTAGCACTCGCCTCCGTTTTCGCAGCGGCCTTCGCCAATTCTCTCTCTTGTTGCCGATCAAGCTCATTTTGATGATGCTCGTGCATCCGATCAGTTGAATTTTGAACATGCTCATGAGAAAGTTTTAGTAATTCATTTTCATGCCTTAATTTTGCTTCATGTAATCTGGCTTCCACTTCAATCTTGGCTATCTCCGCGTCAACTATATGACTTACAAGCTTAACTTGCTGCTCTTGCCCTTTTAAATCACTTTCAGCGGCTATCTTGCCTACATTCGCAAAATCGACCATCGCGGCGCTTTTTAGCTTCTCAATCTCAGCCGCGAGCTTTGGCAATGTAGTTTGAATCTTTTGCATCTCAATATCGTTTTTGGCTGAGGCCAATTGTAATTTGCCTTGTTCGACTTGCATTTGCATTTGAGCAATCTGAATAGCTGGGTCTTGTTGAACAGGTGCGGGGATAACCAATTCATCAACATTTGGAATGTTGGTAATTTCAAATATTAAATCTAGTAATCTCGTTTGCTCAACATTAGGATTGCCAATGAAGCTACCCAAGAAACTAGCTTGTGCCATTTTCTGTGCTGAATTTATAGCCTCTACATCGGCTACCGGAACTATATTATAGCTCTTTTGATCGAAATCTATTTTTACCGATACAGTTTGGCTATCTTCATCATCAAGCACTTCTAAATATTTTTTTTGCGTTAGATACTTTGAATTTAAATCATATAGTAATTTAAATTCGGTCTTCAATGATTTATAGAAGCGTTTGTATATTGATTTAAATTGTTTCATTCCTTGTTCTACAAGGCTCATCATAGTTGTTGGCGCTACATTTGCAGCTATATCACCATTTAAAACATCGCGCATCGATCCCGTTTCTTTGCCCGCTTCAATTAGCGCTTCAAGAAGTGTAAATAAAACTTGTGAAGGTTCAGTTTTTGGGAATGGATAGACTGAACTTGCTAAATCACCGCCAGCAACGTTTACAAGTTTATATTCGTTTAAGGAAATGCTTAATTTGCCAGCTTTTAGCTTAACATTATTGCTAATCAATCCTCCGCCAGTAATCGACAAATGACCCGCATCTATCATTTGGTTTAATGTGGTATTAATACCATCATTTAAATTACCGAGAAGATGACCAAAGCCCATTCCTAAGAATCCACCATCGAAGGAAGGTAGAAATCTTCTAACAACAAAATATTGGCACGCTTTTATTTCCTGGATTTCACCTTTATCATTCTTTTTTACATCACTACTTTCAAATCGCGGGATTATTCTAACTGTTTGACAGGTTTCTTCGTGAATTGTAACAATATACGGCTCTAAGAACCCATCATCATCCAAATCTAACCATGTGTGTTGCTCAAGAAAAATGTGGAGATTATTGTTAGTTTGAATATCTTTTTTTGGTTTTATGCTAGGTGCTGAGCTGATCTCTGATCCACTTGTAGGAAGCGATTCTAAGCGCTTTAAATCAAGATCAAAGTCTTTATAGAAACCCGATCTAGTTCTTTGTAAAATTTCTTGCGGATATAATTCTATAATTTGCGTAACAGTGGCAGATTCAATATCACGCGCATTATTATTGATAATGATTTTATCAGGATAAATTAACTCCGAAACGTTCATCTTTTTAAGAGAATCGTAATAGATTTTTTTATAAAGAGTGCCAAGAATTGGCAAGGAATGTACTTCTTTATCAATATCGCCTTCCCACCATGTCATTTGCTCCATTAGCTGCCAATTCATCATTGTAGCAACTCTATTTCCGCGCTTTAATTTATCACCAGCTCCTTGTCTTACTACTTGACCAGTATCCTCATCCATTTTCTTTTCACCTTGGAATTTAGATATAATTCCATCATCATTGCCAATTATTTTGGCCTTTACTACTTCGTTGTCTTGAATAATTCCTGGATAACAGTTAGCACCGAAATTAATTGCCGCGTTAGCTATAAGAGGATAGATTATATTTGAAGCGTTATTCCAGGGATATGACTTGGTTTGCGTTACAATCATTGCCAAGCCCATTAACTTCTTGAGATCAGCTATTTTTTGTTCGCAAGTCTCTAAATCTTGATTGTAAGCGAATTGAACTTTTTGCGCGATATCATCCAATTCATTATCATTGAATAGATGAGCTGCATTTTCGATTTGATATTCTGATTTTTGGAATAATTCTGATAGTGACTTGAGCATTAAACGCAAAAAAGATTTATGAATAAATCAATTTTGTTTTAGCGGTTTAATAACTCAGTGCTAAATGACAAAATGTTATGTGTGGATTGTATTAAAATGATACAAAATTAAATGTCAAGCATATTTTGCGCTTCTTCAATTTTGTTTTCCAATTCTTTTATTACATTCAAAAGTTCTATGAAGTTATCAATACTTTCCATCAATATCCCGTTGTTTGATTCCTATTCTGCATAGTAACTGGCAAATCATCAAAATTTTCCTCATATTCCGGCGTTTGCGGGAAGAATACAAGCATGTCAGGATTTAAAATATTAGCAAGAGCGTCTAACATATCATCATGTTTCGGCACTGGAAACCATATATATTCTTCTTTTATAAAAACATCAACCAAATTACTAACCTTTCCTTGATAATCAATTTGGTTAATATTGTTAGGAAGTAAAATTCTTTTATTTTGAAACAACGGTTGCAGTTTGTTGATTCTGTCTGTTTTTTTCAACTTAGCCCACGGCCCAGAGCCAAGCTTAATGATGTTAAAATGATAATTATATTTATCCTGTTTATCCTCAATGTGGTCAATATCTGATTGAGCACCGTATTGTTCATAACCTACCGCTACAGGCTTCCATCTTTTATGAAAAGTAAAAAGTTTATCAGTTCGCTCCGCTAGATTTAATCTGTCTCTCACCATATCAACAATATAATAATTGCCGTCAGAACAACAGGCAATTACTAACATCGTAGTATAATCAGCGGCCGCCTTTTTAGAATTAGCTGGATCGACAATAAGATATATATTAGCTGCCAATTGATGGTCGTGATTGAATGTCCCAAAAAACTTAAGCCATTCATATTTTAAATTTTGTAAACTACTTGCAACTGGATTTAACAAGATTTGGCACGCGAAAGTATACTCTCCTTGTTTAGCATATTTTAATTCAAGTTCTACTTTTGTAAGTAATGGCGCTTCTGAGTCTGAATCAATCGGCCATTTACCTTGATAAGTTCCGGGATGTTTGCGAAGCTTAAACGCTCCCCTTTCTGTAATTGACGCAAGAGTATCACTGGCATGGTAAGGCGTTCCGACAACTCTATACTTACCGCCCCTGGTTCCTATGTTATCCGATAAAGCAAATGATAAAGTAGTTTTTTGTATCATTTCTGGATTAGTAACTGAATCTTGTGTCACTACATCATCGTAGACAATTAAGAAAAAGTGCTTACCTGTTGGCTGACCGTCAACTAATCCCCACGCTTCAACTGTTTGTTCTTTGTAAACTTTTTTTCTTTTGACACATATACCAACATCTTCAGACCATTTCGTACTCTGGGTTTGTGGCTTGTCGTAAAGAATGTCTGGGAATAGCGCTTTAAGAGTTTTGCTTGTCTCGAATGTCTCTTTGATTTCACGCAGAAAGCCTTTAGCCAATGGTCTTGTAACTGATAAGATGCCTATTGTTACTTCTCTTGTCCATTCCGGCAATGGATCATCGCCATGGCTTGCTAGAATATCTTGAATACTCTTGCCGTATGTGATTATAGTTGATTTAAAATGTTCTCTAGCCCATAGATCTAAATGACCATCGGGATTTGCTTCAACTTCTTTACAGCGATCTAATAGCCATTGCTTTGCTATGTATTCTTTGCCGCATCCGGCCCATAATAACCAGAACAGATCGGTTCGGCATAGCAAGCGCATTAGTTTTACTTTTTCGACAGGGTCTTTGTATTTCTTGAGACGATCGGCAAAGTCAAAATATTCTTTAAGAGTTTTGTAGTGGCGGAGTGGGGATGGGGTTTGAATCATTTATTTTCTTGTAAGAGTTTCTCGCAAGATTCCGTAATTTTTTTATTCATATCAAACAATAATTGCCCGAACCCTACTCCATGCAAACCTGTTATAGAATTTCTTTTTAGGATTTTATCCAAATTCAAATCTTCTTTAATCATGTCGCAACCATTGCGCTTTCTGCTTGTCATCTTATAAAAATAGTCTTCTAAAATTGGATATTTCTTGCTCATATTATACTGGAAAGCAAAAAATACATTCTAGAGTTGAGGAAAGATATGTATTCTATTATAGAGTTTGTTTGAGATATATTCATTTCTTATTTTATATTATAGATTCAATTCCATTCTTAATCTTCTTAGGTGTAACATTAATTAGTCTCCCAAGCCCATCATTAATCTCATTAGATGCGATTTGAAAGAAGTTAATAACTCCAGGCTCTTGTTTCTTCCCATCTTCAGTCTTCATCATTGACAATAAAATTGATGTCCATTTTGGCTCATCTTCAATTTTAGCTTTCTCAATTATTCTATCACTAATAGTGTCTAAATTAGTTTTGTTAGTTTCCAAGTCAGTTTCAGCAAGCTTTTCGCGCATGTATTCTGATAGAATGCGCTCTTTGTTCCATTTAGCTATGTTACCGGCTATTGTTTTGCTTTTATCTTTGGACTTTCCGGACATATTTGTGACTATTTGTATCTAACATTGGTAATGAAGCGGACACGGCTAATTTCTTCATAAGCAGGATTGGCGGGAGGCAGAACCAACAACATAAATCCGAGAAAAATTATTACGGATATTATTATGACGCTATCAATCATTTATAATTTTCCCCCAAATAATTTCACATTTCTTATCATACTCAGATTTAAAATATTTAGCTAATTCTTCTTTTATTACCGACAAAATATTAGCCGGCACTTGATATTTTCTTTTCCACAAGTAAAATGAAGAACTACTACAATTTGCAATCATTATAAAATCTATATCAGATAATTGTAATTTTTCAATAAGTTCTTCAACTTCTGAAAAACTTGTCCACTCTTTTCGCGGTATTTTCTTGCGAATTCTCATTACCCAGACCCATTAGTAGCTGATTACGATGACTAAATCTTTAATTATTTACAAAAAATCTGTCCAAGAATATATATTGTGGCAATATAAAGCGGCACAAAACACCAAAATATCATCCCAAGCTTTGAATTTACTTGGGCCTTTAAGTCTTTAATCTTCTCTTCAATTCCATCTGTAAATTCAGCCGTTTTTTTCTCTTCTATACTTCTAAAATTTCACGAGAAGCCTT